CCATTTTAGCACTGGTCGGAGCAGTTGTACAAATAATGTGTGTTATGCTGTTTGAAATTAATGATTAAGGAATAAAAATGCACTACGATAATGAAAGACAAAACACAGAGCATAAAAGCTTTACGCCTGCAAATATAAAAGACTCTTGGCAAACGCCTATTGAATTATTTAACAGTTTGGATGATGAGTTTGACTTCACTTGTGATGTTGCCGCTAGTACTGAGAATAGTCTTTGCTCGTATTATTTTACAGAAGAATTGAACGCCCTAAAAGAAGATTTTTGGGGTACCGTTAATTACTGCAACCCACCATATTCAGACATTGCACCATGGGTTAACAAAGCCATTGAACAATACAAATTAGGACTAACCACAGTAATGCTTGTACCTGCGGACACTTCCGTTAAATGGTTTAAATTAGCTTATGAATCTTGCAATGAAGTGAGGCTTATTAGTGGGCGAATATCGTTTATTAATGCCGAAACACACAAGCCAGTAAATGGAAATAATAAAGGCTCTGTGTTGTTTATTTGGCGTGGCTACTCACCGAAGAATAGCCACACAGTGACTTTAATCGATCGCGACGACCTTCTTTAATACCTCAGCGCACGGCTAGGGGCAACACCGCCCCCGCTCACATACGCCGACAGCATAGAATCAATGTTTGCTGTCGGGTATTTATTTGTATATTTTCTACCGTTTTCAGCATATTCAACTGATTTTGATAGGCTACCCACACTTTTAGATTCTGAGCTAACCGCACCATTAATATTTATTTCAGTAGTATCAACGAACAATCTGTTTTTTAAATGCAGTAATGCAGCTTGGAATGTTGCATTTTTGATGTCTTTGTTAATAACAACTTCATCAGTCGGTAACGTCATGCCCTGAGTTGTTGTTAATGCAGCGCCTTTGAAATCATAATTGATACTAATAAAATCAGCACTCGCAATAACGATAGCGCCGTTTATTTGGTCGTCATCGTAATCATCAACGTCAATAAAGCGAGCAGTAGCAAACGCTTTGAATTCTGCTAATGTGATGTACGCGTTAGCATCAGTAACGCCTGTGCCATCTTCAATTATTAAGCTCATTATTCTTCGCCTTTTTCCATGTCATGCTCGAAAGTTTCTTGCTCACGTTTGTTTTTCTTATACGCAAAATAGATATCAGCTAGTGATTTAATCGCTAAACTAACACCGCCAACAATACCGGCCAACGCGCCATAGTCACTAAAGCTACTCTGGCTAACATTCTCAGCTAGTTTCGATGCAACACCAACGCTAGAGCCACCGACGCCAACATAAACAACTGATTTACTTAAAAGCGCGTTACCTTGATCGCTTATTGCGTGAATTACGTTGAGCATTGTGTCTTTTAGCATGTTCTTTGTCCGTTTTTATTTGCGTGTATAAATGAATGAAAAGATTTGCGATCAGGTACGTCATGAACACGATCAAGACTATCTCCATGGCGATTCGCCCCTGTTTTTATTATTGCGCATATGATTGCTAAATTTAACATAAAATCAGCATATGGGTAAACTAAATACAGTAAAGTCATTGAATTTTCAGTTAGAAATACACCGTAATCCATGTTGTTTTTTAATAACACTATTAAAACGTCGATAGCCATTACCCATTGCAAAAACGCATAGCTCAGTGTCGCGAGTTTTATCAATACACCCCTAAAAATCAGCAGAGGCGAAATTATCGCTAGATTAATCGCATGTATTTGTAGTGCATTATAATCTGTAAGCTCAAAAAATGCAGTGATTAATAAAAAACACACTAAACCAGCAAGCGCTAATTTAGTGCGAACAACAATAGCAATTGCTAAGTACATTATTAAAATAACGGTGTCCATTTACTTTTTAGTTCCGCCGCCGCGTCTGCGCTGCTTGCCCATGGGTTACTCCTTAATTTTAATGTTAGCTGAAAGTTTTTTATTTAATGCACCGTTTAACAAATAGCCATCGTTATACGTTGCGCTAAATCCCACAATTTCAGGTTTATAACTACCTGCGATTAACGCTGTTGTATCGCCAATTTTTAAACGTAACTCGTTGTTGCCATTTAAAAATAATTGGTTTGGCGTGGTGACAGTCGAATAAGACTCACCACCGATATCGAGCGTTATATCTGTAAAATTTGACAATCCGTTAGCTGCAAACTCGCCAGTAAAAGCAAACGTGAATACAACCGGATTATCAAAACCTTTGTATATTTCGTTTTGCATGATTAACTAGCCGTGATTAGCGTTATACCGTCAGTGCTGACAGTAAATGTTTCACCGTCGGCTGGGGTAATGCTTGAACCATAATCCCACCATGACACAAGCTCGTCATTAGTAGCGGTATCGTTATATAAAACAGCATATTGAAAGTTAGCAATATTACCACCACTAGCCGTAAACACAGTATCGCCAGACAACACAGCAGTATAACTGCCGCCCGTTTGACTTGATGCGCTTACTGTAACCGCAGTACCGCCCGCAGTATAGCCGTTACCAGCCGCAATTTCTGTCAGGTCGGTTTTGATTGAATTGGTCGCAACTGGTGCAACGTTTGTCAGCATGATTTTGAATGTGTCAGTGCTAAAATCATGTTTTTTCTCAAAAACCGCTTCGATTAGTGAGTTAAATTTATTATACGCAGCCATAGTTGATCCCGTAGTTATCCTGTGAGTAATCTATTGTTAATTCGTCTTGTTTAAATTCTACACTATAACAGTCAATCAATAAAGTGGTTTGACCACTGTAGTTTAATGTTACATTACCGCCTGAATAACTATACACACCGCCGCTAGTAGTTAAATTGCGGTTGTACAACAACGGTAGCGCAACACCAGAATAGTTATAATCGCCACCATCAGCACTTAATGCGCGATTGTATAGCGTATTTACATTACCGCCTGAGTACGCATAAATACCACCATCGGTATTTAATAGTCTATTGTGCAATAGTGAAGCATTGCCGCCGCTTGATGTATATACACCACCATCGATTGCTAGTGTGTAACCTGTTGTTTGTGAGTATGTTAGCGTTACAGCGCTGCCAGTGTATGAATAAACGCCACCGTCGGTTGATAATATCCGATTATGCAAAAGCGGTATTGATTGCCCTGAGTAGCTATAAACACCACCGTCGATAGCGAGCGAGCGATTATATAAAAGCGATAATGCCGCGCCTGAATAGCTATAGCTGCCGCCATCAGTTGACAGTGTTCGATTATGCAAAAGATTAACTGGTGAGCCAGAATAACTATATACACCGCCGTCGATAGCTAGTGTGTAACCTCCGCCGCCCAAATCAACCCATGCGCTCCCGTCGGTAGGGAAATTAACGCCTGTAGCGTCATTACCGCCAATAGTGTCTGTCAGTATAGGCTGTGAACCTGCACTATGATCACTAGCTGTTGCATCCCAATTGTGTTTTCCGGCAACTGTTAAAAACTGAGCCTTAGAACTCACCCCTAACGCTGCTGATGCATGGCTTAAACCGAGTATGGGGTCTATAACTGTTGCAGTCGAAAATCTGAATTGCTCTATATTGTCAATGTAACAAATGTATTCTGTTGCTGTCACTTCGAGTTTAAACTCGAAATATGTGCCGTCCGCAACAACCGTAGTCCCTGTTTTGCTTACTCCGTTGACTCTCATGTACAGTTTGCCTGCGGAGAGGCTTATCCAGTCGTTACCCGACGTGTATGTATTGACAAAAAACTGCCAGGTGGCTGTTGAGGAGTCAACAGAACCCCCCCATGTGATAATGTCGCCATTTACTGGCTGGTACGATGTGTTAAAAGTTAAATAACCGCCCCCGCGTATGGTTTGTATAGCCCAAGCCATAACTAAACACTCTCAATATCAAAATCAGCATCAAGCAACGGTACTCTTATTTCATACTCGCCTGATTTTTTACCACTCATATCAATACGATATTTTTGAGCGTCTTGAATATGAGCGTTGCGTCCTGCATTTTCATCAGCAAAGCCAGTTTCTGTTAGCCAGACAGTGGCGGTTACTTTTTCAGATAAGCCAGTATTAAGCGTTAATACAATGTTTTTACCTGCGGTGTGGGTTATTGTT